CATTAACTTAGTACCACGAACCGCTATCTTTAAACCACGCTCATCAGTAAAACCAGCAATCTGAATAAGAATCTCTTCCAAGGAAGTTTCATTCAAATCGGCAGGTGTTGCCAACAAGTTGGTTTGATTACCAGACAAACTAGGGTGAGCCGCAGAACAAAGTGCCGCGCCATCACCAATAGGAGAAGTGGCTAAAAACGCATTGTTTAGAACCGTTGCTCCCTTGATTTGCTTGGTTTGAGCCATAGAACGGGCCAATGCACGAGTATATCGAGCGGCCAGACGATCATAAAGATTGTCTTCTACAGCTTCTTCCGTTATAGAAAAAGCTAATGCAATAGTTTCCATTGTGTAACGAGCAGTGTACGTCTCTTGCGCGTTATCAAAATTAATTGCACTACCTTCACTCTTAACAGGTGCAGTACCGAAACCCGAAAGCATTACTTCTTCTTCAAATGCTCGGTCAGAACCTTCTGATTCAAAAATCTCAGCAGCTTCATTCTCGTACCTGTCATATTCCAACCCAAATAAGGCATTTAGGCCGGGTTCTAGTTCCTTAGCTAATTGCGCTCTAGAAATAGTCATAGTCAGCCTCCTTAGTTAAGTCCGGTCGAGTCAGCGGTAGTTTGTGAATCAAAACTACGTGTTCCCGAATTGAAATGTGCATTTAACCGCACGATGAACGGGATACCCGCCACAGTGTAGTCGCTGTTTGCTACGTCGTTAACAATCCCAACAATACGCAAAGGTAAGGTTGCCGTGGCTGCTGCATTTGCCACACTCATTTGAGAGTTAGACGCGCCTGTATCGGTAGAACCGGTACGAGCTGACGTTCCGAGGTCCGTATTAGCAAAAACAAGCCCTTGAGCAGTTGCTCTATTGGTTGTACTTGCGTCAGAAGAACATTGGAACAACTGGTTTGGGTTATCAGCAACATAAACACGGACAGGATAATTCGTGTCCACACTTACGCCACCAGAACCGGGCCAGTAATTAAGCCATACAGGCTTCTTTTGAGTTGCATCTTGGTACATTACGCCAGTTAACACGCCAAGGGCTTGTGTTGTGCCCCCGTTTGTTGCTCCAGCTTGATCTATATATCCCGTAGTAAGGGGTACGACTATAGCGCCGTTAAAGATAGCATTCGTGTTGTTGCTTGCTATCTCATATTCTGTAATGCCGGTTGAATTGACACCACTACCCACCATACCAATAGGACGTAGACCATAGGCACTTTCTTGATTTGCCATGAGACTATATCTCCTAAAAGGTTAGGGTCACTCTTTACGAGGACCACCAAAGTTTACACGCGTTTGACGGTCAGGTTGACTGATCGTCATTGAATTATGGGCATTTTCTCGCATTAAGTCCGAATCAACTGCGTCTTGGAGGTCTTTAGCGCGTCCATTGTAGTACGCGTTTCTTTCCTGAACAGTCTCTATCGGAATCTTAGCAAGCATTAGCCCACCAACCCCTATTACACCTTCATATTTACCTGAATCGATTACCGGAGCTTCAAAATCAGGGTGTTGGTCAGCTCTAACTAACTCGTACCCTTCTCGCAATCTTGCAGAGATATTTTTAGTATCTACAAAGCCACGAGCTTCTGAACGTATCCAACGGTGTTTGTAACCTTCTTCCGCAGGCGGTGCATCTAAACTAGAGGAGGGTGCCCACGGCTTACGCTGTTGGGTCTTTTCTCTAGTGTTGGTAGCGCGAGGAGTTCTAGTGCCCTCAAAACCTTGTTTGGTGTCAGACATTCAAATTCTCCTAAGTTTTCACATATTTCGCGTATTCTTCTAGCGGTACCCCAAGTTTTTTCGCTATTGCGACTTGGCTTCCGGTGAGTACTACTTTCTTACTACGTCCCTTGCTTCTACTGCGGCTATTTCCGGCTACATTTTGGACGGGTTTTCTGCCAGAACCGTTTTTAAACTCTTGCGGGAACTTGCCCCGTATACGACCATCCAGCTCATCATAGTAGTCATCGCTCTGCGGGTCAAATCCTTCGTTTTCCACCATAGCCTTGTGAATACCAAAAGCGGCGAAGGTCATGGCCTCATCCTTTCCAAACCAGTTGTTGTCGGAAGCCCATTTCTCTGCTTTAGGGTCCGGTGCCTGCTCGGGTGGTGCCTGTTGCTGAATAGGCTGTTGCTGAATAGGCTGTTGCGGCTGCGCCACCTGTTGCTCTTGTTCTCTTGAACGTTGAACATTCTTATAACGATCAGCAGATACGGCCAGCTCGGTTAATTTTCTCTGGCCTTTTATCATGGCATCGCTGTCACCACGATCCATTGCATTCTTTATATCAGCTTCTACTTGCTGCTGCTCTATGTTTAAACGATTCCCGTACTCGGTTAAGTACCCTTTGTCTACGGTCTGTAGCTTAGTTTTAAGTGCTTGAGACTCGGTTTGTACATTCTTTGCGTAATTTACGGCTTCTGTCTCACGACGTTCCGCTTCGCGCATTTTTTTCGTTAAACGATCAATACGCTTCTGAACACTTTTAGAAACATCCGCGTGTTCGTCACTTTCCACAGAAGAAGTCTCTTGGGTTTCCGTAGAAACTTCCACCCCAGCCTTTTCTTGTTCGGCTTTTTCTTTATCTTCATCCGAAGCCAACGTTACGGTGGTTTCCTCGTATTCATCAAAATCAAGGTCAACTTGATTATCTTCTTGCTCGTGTGTGTTGCTTTTTTCTTGCGCCATTTGCTTGTCCTTAGTAGCTTAAAATGTCATCAGGATTGCTGATTGTTGCAATCACTTCGTCGTCATTCAAAATACGCACTTCTCCGCCTTCTATTCTAAAGCGAGAACCGGCATATCGTGGGAAGACAACCCATTCGTTTTCCTTGCACCACGGACCCTGTGGAAACTTGTCTTTATCCGCGTAGGCCAGAGGCCCTTGCTTTAAGACCAAGCCTACTACTGTCTGTATCTGGTCTTCATCCAGAGTAGTACTGGTAATAGCGATTCCACCGGAGGTTATCCCCTTGCCGCGATAGGGAAGTATCAACATACGCCAGCCAGTAGGCTGTGGCATACGCTCAATGAGCGACTTATCTATACTGTCCGGGTCCAAAACCCTGTCATCCGCAGCAACATACGCTGTTTCAATAGTTGGTTCTGGATCGGGTAGCGTGGCACTTACGCCATAAGGTGTAATAATTGCAGATTTCTTAGACATCAAATTGCTCCTGTTTTTCTAGCAGGCCCGAGAGTTCCTGTTCGACGTAGAATAAAGCATCCAATTCACCCATGAGCTTTTGATACTGCTCCATAGTTCGGATACCGTTGTTTCCTAATATTTCATGTACGCTTTGGCGTCGTTCTTTCGTTGTTTTTTGGATAAACTGCACTACTTGAATAACGTCCATTCTTATATTCCCTTACTTAATCAGACAGTATCTTATACTATTTTGCTCCTGTTTTTCAAGTGGGCTTCTTTAATGTCTGCCTTACTTTGACCGTGGTATTCCACCGCCATATGGTTAAGCAATAATTGAGCGCACAGCCACTTTTTGTTGACTCTCAAATCGCCAAGATAGCGACCATACTTTCCTTTTTCTTTAGTCTTTATTACGGCGGTAGACCCTACCGGGCAGAACGTTTGGACAAACTTCTTTGCAATAAGTCCGAATTTCTTTTCCTCCAAATCTCTTGTTCTAGACTCGGGAGTATCAATGCCATACAGACGTATACGCTGGTTAAGAAGCCAAGTATCAAAGCCAAGATCAATATCAACATCAACGGTGTCTCCATCAATTATCTTTCGGATTATGCAGGGATATTCAAACATAGGTATTAGTCGCGATCATGTCCGTAACCTCCAAGGCTCTGCCTTTTACTTGCTTGGCCCATTTTGAATTCAAGAATTCACCTGCCGCTTTTTTGTGGTCAGCTTGGTCCATGTAGGATAGTGCTATTTTAAACGAGGCAAACCGTACCCGACCAAGATTAAAGTGCATATTAATAATGGCATCGCGCCTTGCACCTTCCTCCATGTCGTTAAACCAAGGGTACTCTTCCGCCAATTCTTTTATTGTTCTAAGAATATCGTTGGAAAGCATATAGTCTATTTCGTCGTCGCTTAGACCCAGCCCATGATGTCTTTCGTTGTCCGAAATGTTTCTGCCACAGCCTATCGTCAAAACGCCAAGACTATCCTTATATGCGTGGTTTTTTACGCCCTCGTGACGCTTGAGTGTTTCTATCAACTTTTCCATGTCAGTTTCCATTGCTGCTGCCTCTAAAAGGAACAAAGGACTCAACCCTAAAAACACGGCAACGAACCGGTTCATAGGCCAGTTCTCCTATAGCTTGTATAAGACAAAAAGTTTAATTAACGCTTCCAGATTCCACACCACTTTTGGTGGTTGCGTCGGCGGTTTCCTCCGACACTATGTCGTCAATAGTGTCACATACGTCTGGGACACTTATTCCGGTAGTTACTTCAGTCGCGACGCGGCCTACGGCTCTTATGCCTTTATAGACGCCAGAGCAGTAAAGCTCTTTGTTTTGAATCATGTCCGCTGAAACAGTGCAACTGCTAACG